GTTAGCGTTAGTATCGGATAGTGCTTCCTAAGCTTCTCAATCTCAGCGTCACAGCGCGGTGTTGCTGACTTAGTATCTTCAAAGAACTCTGCGGTAGTTGTCATGGTGTTAAATGGTTTGTTGTATATCAAAAGGGAATGTCATCTTCAGGTCCAAGAGGATCGGTAGCGGATACCTTCTTGGTTGCTTGCTTAGGCTCACGGTTGGCTGTCTCTACATAGTTACCGAGGATTGGACCTTTATGCCCATCTTGTCTGGCTTGCTTAGATACAGACTGAACAATCATACCATCGTTACCATACTGGTCTCGGCCAGCCTTATTGGTTATGAGAGCAATGTCCAAATACGTTCCAGCCTTACCTTTGAACAGATGGGTCTTGTCTACTTTAGTAACGTCAATCTTTCCGGTGATCATGGTGTTTATGTTGGACTTAGGTCCGGTGATAGGTTGGCAGAAATGTTTAGGCCAGTCAACCTGTCGTTGGGTTTTTTAAACTTAGGTATCCATACCGCACTCAGAGAACCGACAGAAGCGTCCATCGTACCAGAGCTTTACGGCTCCACATTCACCGTCGCGCTGCTTGGCAATGGCGACCATAGCTTCTCCCTGAGGTTGATTGCGGTCTCTGTTCAGGAGCATCACCAGATCCCCATCGCGCTCCACCTGTCCTGACTCCCCTATGTCCGAAAGACGAGGTGAGCGACCTTTATCTTTTTCGTTTTCCCTGTTGAGTTGCGCTAAAGCGACGATGGCAGTCTTGGTATCGACGGCAATGCTTTTGAGCTTACCGCTGACTTCGCCTATCTCGTAAGTCTTCTTCTCGGCTCCCTTACTCCCGTGGATCTTCTGGATGTAGTCGATGAGCACCAGCCTAACTCCCCACTTGCGTACCGCTCTGCGAATTACTGCTGTTATAGACGATATGTTGGTCACCGAGGAGCCGGATGCAAAGTGCAAAGGACTTGCCGCAATCTTAGCAGATGCGGTACTCATAGCTTTAAGACCTCCCTGATCCATCTCTCCCGTCTTAATATCTTGCATTGGAATAGATCCAACAGTTGAAACCATTCGTCTGATAATAGCTTCATCAGACATCTCTAGAGATATAAATAGAGTTGGTACTTGGTCTTCTATCGTTGCTGCTTTGGCAATAGCAATCGCCATCGCTGTCTTTCCAATCGAGGGTCGCGCTGCTATGATAGCGAGTTCTCCAAGCTGTAAGCCATCGGTCATCTGGTTGAGTCGAAAGAAGCCAGTATTGATTCCGCTGAGTTGTCCCCTGCGGTTGAACCGCTCTTGGGTAGAGTCGATAAATCTTGAGACAACGGACTTGCTGGATTGAACGTCGTCTTTGGAAGCCTCAACGCTGAGTCCCTGCTCGGCATTAGCGACGATTTGATCGACGGTTAGGGTCACCACAGCGGAATCGCGAATCAAGCGGTCTCCGGCGAAACGGAGTTGTCTTCGATGGTGAGCTTCCAAAACGCTCTTGGCGAACATCGGGTAACCGGATGGTGATGGGCAAAGTTCATCGCAGCGGTTCCAAGCTTCAAATGGTACTTGTGAACTTGTTATGGTTCGTTTCCATTCCTTCATTAACTCCGGCAATGTCACTCGCTTGTTTTGAGTGATGAGGCTTTTTATGGTTTCGTAAGTTAAAGCCAACTGTTCGTTTTGAATTGCTGCTGTTGGAACTTCAGCAAATGCGTCAAAACAAATGTCAGAGCCTCCAGCGATACACGCTCCAATCAGACCAAACTCATCGTCCTCAGCAAAAAAGGGATCGCTCATTGGTAGTCGGATATGTTGCTTGAGAGAACAGTCTTCGGTTGACCGGCTATTGATAAAGTTTGTTGCGAGTCATCGTCCCCAGACTTACAGCGATCAATCTCAGTGTTCCAATTGTTGAGCAGAGTCATAATGTCTTTGCGTCGATACTTGTTCTTAGTCTCGTAACGAGCATCGAGAAGCTGAAGGTCTGACTCGGAGGTCTTAAGCTTGACCACAAGCTTGAGAGCTTTGAGTTCAGCGGGTTGCCAATCGGTTCCTTCTCGTCTGCGAAACCATTTGTTTATCCGAGAGCGAAGCGAATCGAGTTCGGGATTAGGTTGAGGGCAAATATCTCCTTCCTTCCTTTCCTGTTCCCTTCCCTTCCCTTCCTCTTTGCTGGCGTGGTCATCGCGTGGCTCACGCGTGACTGACGCGTCAATTCCTTCGCAAAAAGCCTCATTTAAAGACCAATCAGGAAGGCTAGACGATGATTCTCGATTATTGATGACCTGATGTTTCCCGAAGCTTGGAATACTTCCAAACCACGCGGCATTCACGCGATACTTGACAATAAAACCACGCGTGGTCAACGCGTCGAGCACGCGTGAAAAGTCTATTCCATCATACGGGAGGATCTGAACTCCAATGCGTCTTGGTTCCCACTTAAAGCGACCTTCACGGTCTGCAACGCACCATAGTCCAGCGAATGCAATCCTTATTGGCAAACCTGTCGCGGCTTCGGCTTCAAAGAGTCCTTCGTGCGTAAAGAACTCTGGTTTTATGGTTCTTATTCTCATTTTTGATCCTGTTCAATTAATTCAACTTCAGTTTTCAGTTTTCCGATCCAGTTTTTGGAAATAACACCACAATTAGCCGCTCTTACCAATAGCTTTATAAATTCAAAACCCTTCATTTCAGACTTAAAAGAAGCTTTGCACAATTGTCCTAGTGATCCGTCTTGAAACGGAAGAATATTCTGACTTAACAGCTTGTTCTGTATGAAAATTTCTATTGAAGCCGTCACTTCCCAACTGCATTGAGAATTAAGATCACTTTCCTTGTCATGTAATTGTGAATGACAGTCTTTACATACAGTATGCATCGACAAATCAGGATAATCCCAAGGATTCCTGTTGGATATGTAGTAAAAATGATGAACCGACAATGTAGTGTCCGCAGCGTTACATAGAGCGCACTGAAAATTGTCCCTTGACATGATTTCAAGCCGCTTCTTTTGCCAACGGGGATCTCTAAGTTTTTCGATGTATGTCATGGTAAAACCAAAATCCCCCAATCCAGCGTGGTGAGAACTCGCGGATAATCAACGCGACATACACGATGGATGGGGGACTAAAATGGTTGTACATGGATTATCTTTTGCGTCGATGTTGGCTTCTCACGGCTCGTATCGACTGGTAAAGCTCTACCTCTAAATCTGCGGTTCGTCCAGCACAAACTTATCAAAAAACTCAGCCTTTGGTCGAACGTAGAAGATCTCTCCTCGCTGGTAGATCACGCAGAGTCTCTTGGTCTCACCGATCCTTAGTTGAGCTTCGGATACAAACTCAACCACAACCGCTGGCTTAGTCTTCGATACGTATTTCATCTCTTGAGTCTTAGCTTTTTAGACCTCACGCTCCAGATCCAAAAGCAGGAAACGCGATACTTGGCAGCCAACTGTTTGTTGCTGACGCTCTTGTCGGCTTGCAGTACGGCATCAACAATCTCCCGAGGGATCTTCAGTCCCTTCGGTCGTCCCCTTCCACGCTTAGGGCTGCGTTTGGGCTTAAGCGTTCTCGGAGCCTCTTTAGTCTCCAGCGTCTTGTGGACCCCAAGTAATCTAGAGATCCCGTTTTTGATTTCGTTGAGTATGTTCATTTTCTGGTCTTATTGTGTCTGATTTTGTGTATCCAACCTATGCTGACTGCGTAGTCTTCTTTGATTTGTCTGTATGTTCTGTTGTTCTGAAGGTCTTGTAGTACTTCTATTACAACTGCTTGAGGTATATGTCCGCGCTTCGGGATGTATGATTCCGATCTTATTGTCATTCAATTTTGGATTTATTGTCTCTGATGTCCCATATGGTTGAAGATGATATGCCATATTTTTTAGCTAACTCACGGCAAGTGTAGGTTGAATGCTCTCCAAGAATGGCTTTACGGATATCCGCTGGAACAGTTTCGTATCTCCGATAGCGTTTGATTTTAGTCTTTTTTAATGGAGCGACAGCACCAAGCATCTTCTCCATTGATTGTTTTGTGAGACCTAATTTTTCAAGCAAGCTCACGGTTTTGCCTCCCGCCACAGCAGCAGATCCGCTCGCATTGCGTCGTTCTCCTGCTCTAGCTTGGTTATGATATCGCACAATCCAATAATCATCACCATGTTGGCCTCCGGTTTCTCAATCTGGTTGCGCTTGCAGATTTCAAACCCTCGTTTCTCCGCATCCAACCCAACGTCCCGCCACGGTTCGTTGATAAACTGGCTTATCTTGATATTGCTCACAGCTTGGCCTCCTTTGCTTTGCGCCAGTTGACGGTTTCCAACAGGTCGTAGGTCTGGGTATTGGCTAACGCATCCCCCGCCTCCTCCAGCCGCTTGATGCGCTCATTGGATGCGTTGAGTTCGCGTTCAAGTGTGCGAGCGAATTCTGCGTCAACAGAACCAAGTTTTGTTATGGGTTCGTCTTGCGATTCATACTCCTCCGCATCCGTTCTCGGTGTATCACTCATTTCGATTCCTCCCATTTGCCAATCGTGCGGAGGAAAGCCTCTGCGCGTTGAGATGCGGTGGCGTTCCATTTCCACGATGATGTCGCCACATCGAGGTATTCGTCGTATTTGCAGGAAGACCAATCGTTCCGGCCAAACAACACCTGCTCCGCTTCGTGCATGGCGTTGAGGTCGTTGAGATAGTCTGGAACATCCGTCTGACCATATTTACCATCTATGATTTGCGTGTCCGTCCACCCACACGCTTCCGCGATGGCTATTCGTTGCGCTTCTGGTGTCACGGCTTGGCCTCCTTGGCTTTGCGCCATTGGTTAATGTTTGCCATGTCGTCGTTGTCTCTGAGTAGCGCATCCCCAGCCTCCTCCAGCCGCTTGATGCGCTGCTTCAGTTCTAAACGGCCTTCGCGAAGTTGAAAGTTGGATTTGGTTAGTAGTTCCATTTGTAGGTTAGCCACGTTGAGTTCGCGTTCTAATTGGCGAGCAAACTCAATGTTAACAACGTCTTCACCGTCGCATACATCGACAGTAAACAGAATTTTGTCCGTCCTCGGTGTATCGCTGATCATTTTCGTGGCGTCAGGAATATGATCGCTCATTTCGCCTCCTCCATCACCCCGCACGGGAGCCATGTTTTGCCGCAGTCGATGGAGTGTTCGTATTTTTCACACCAATCCTTTCTGTTCTCTTCGCTAGATGTGCGGTCGATCAACCAACGTGTTTTGGGGTATTCACGATTCCTCGCCTGCATTCCCAGCGGCACCTCATCCGCAGTCCACGGGCGGATTGTAGCAATGGGTTTGATTCTGTATTGGGTGTCGTCCCAGCCCCACCGAGGGAAATGTACTGGTTCCCATTTTCCAACCGGACCTAAAACCTGTAGTTCCTTCCCATCCACAAATGCCTGCATCACGCGGATGCATTCTTTAGTTTCTTCGATGTTCATTTCGACTCCTTCACTTGTTGCATCTGCACAAAGTCCAGTCGGTTCTCTTCGTTAATTGCGATACCCCAGCCGTTGCGACGGCATGATAGCTCGATTGCGGTTAGGACTTCGTTCATAACTGCATCGGGTAGATAGAGGGACAGAAGCCCTTTGAGAGTGATTCGATATTCTTCGTTTTTGGTTTTGCTCATTTAACCTCCTTATTCTTCCTGTTTCTTGTCCAATAACTCACCGCATAGTTTTTAACCTTCTTAGCCGCCTTATGGATTTCTCCAGCCTCTTTCTTGCTGATGCTGCACACTCCGGTGCCGCCTTTAATAATGCTCTGTATTCTGTCGCTCATGTTGCCATCTCCTTATCTAGCCACTCCCTAATGATCTTATCAGTTAGGTGCTGGCTTTTGATTCCTTCCTTCTTGCAATACTCTTTGAGTTTCTTGTGAGTGTCTTCTGATATTAGAATGGTCTTCTTCATAGATGCTTTTTGACTTTGTTCCAGTAACTTACGGTCGCTGACTTCCGATGACCAGTAGGTCCGCCGTTCCAGATTCGCGCGGCTTCCTCGTTAGTCTTACCAGCAGCGTACCGGCTGAGATAAATCTCGCAAACTCGACGAGCCGCAACTCGATTTGTCATTTGGGCGTGAGTGTAGCTGGTGCCAGCGATACGGTTTGCGTCCAGCACAACCGCTCGGTGGATTTGGAGCGCACCGATAGCCAGTCCTGCGTCTCCAACGGCTAGATCGGGATTACGGCAACCGCCGGTCTCCACGGTGATGAGTGCTGCGATCAAAGGTCCGAGGTTCATCGCAGACCTTTCATAAAAGCGGCTGCCTTCGCTTGGTACAACTCGTCCGCTGAGAGCAGTCGGCCAGAGTTGTCAGTGATCCCGATTAGCTCCCGAGTATGGAGCCAGACCTCCCGCGCTCTAAGAGCTTCAAGGATGCTGCTGTGCTGGCTGAGTGATTTGCTGTTCTTGTCTTTGCAATGGTATCGCATGGTATTTAATGGTTTTGATGGTTTTAGTTCACGATTTCACAAGCGGAGAGCCGCTTCTTGGCTCCTACCTCGCGGCAGGAGATCCCTCTACCGTTGAACCGCTGGCGACTAGCTCCAGTGCGGCTCATGCTGCTCTTAGGGGATTCTCCGTTGATTTCCAGCACCTCGACAACCAGAGCCATTTTCTCAGAAGTCTTGGTTGCTTTAGCGGTGATGGTGACTCCGCGCCAACCGGCAGGAGTGTAAACGGATGCGGTGTATTTGATTTCGATGGTCATGGTATTTGATGGATTAAGTTATGGTGTTTTGCGCGTTGGAGAGTCGCGCCCCTCTTGAGAGTTTCAGCCCCAGACAAATTGTCCGTCAATTTTGTACGGGTTTCTGGCTTGAGTTACCGCCTTCTTCCAATCCCAACCGGATTTGGTCAGCAAGTGGTTTGCGATTTCGTCCACTTCAAACATTCCCAACTTGTGGTCAAGGTTGCGGATTTCGACCACCACTTTTCGCATTTTTTGCTGCTTGCTCATCGTATTCTTGTCGTTTCTTCGTCGGCTCGTTGCCTTCGATGAGATGAGTTAAACCCATCGGTGGGTTATCTGCAACAGAAATCTGCAACTTTCTTCAGATTTATTCCAGAGGCTCTAAAATCAGCGAAATGCTGAGGAAATCGCGGTGTTTCGTGCGGTGACCTCACCTGTCGCAGGATCTCCCTGCGCACCATTCCGCGATTTCTGAGAGGCTATTCTGCCGAGATTCTCACGCTGCAACCAACGGCATCGAGCGCGTAGGATTTGGTCGCTGAGATGAAGCAAACTTGGCTGTCGTCCAGCCAAACTCGCTGAGTGTCGGTGATCGCGTCCGTAACCGCTTTTATTAGGTTGTCCAAGTCCGGCTTTTTCTGGCACCAGACTGGTGATTTCGGCTTCGGTACACCGTGCTTGTCCAGATGCACCTTTGGTCTCGGCAAGAAGAAGTCTAGCTGGATGCGAACAACTCCCGCTATAATTGATTCTGGAGCGTTTGCGACGGCTTGTCGCCTAACCTCCTGCTTCCAAGTCTCGGCTCCGTCCGGCGTGTAGACTCCAGCATGACCTCCCCTGACAAACGCTTTGACCCTCGGTTGAGCCTTCGGGATTCCCGCGACGAAAAAGCTAAGATTCATGTCCTGAAGGTAGAATCTCGTGGATGCGTCCGGTGATCCGAGGATTAGCGTACCACCAGCCGGTTGACGATTTATCCGCGACGGCATCGCAATCGCCATCAAACATAACGTGAGTCCCCTCGGTGAGAAGGAGTACAGCGTCCATATCGTCGGGATCAAACGAGCGAAACTGCACTCGTTGAGCGTAGGGTTTGCCGTTGCCCAACGTGCGTTTCTCAAACTCGATAACTGCGATCAAAAACTGTTTTCCGTCGTCTGTGGTGATGATCTCAGCGTCTGAGTGGAGCCGTCCAAATCCACGCGCCCATAAATGTCTCATCGCGTGTAGCTCTCCAGTCGAGCGGGGGAGTAGGAGGGAGATTTAACGATCTTGCCATCGCTCCTGCG